AGATTCAGCGATTGAAGAAATACAGTTTGATGTCAATAAGGAATTTTTGTCCATCCCGATGACGCTTGAAAGCTACAAGGTCCTGCAAGGGTTGATGATGGACCAGATTCTTACCAAAGAGACTGTATTGCAAGAAGTGAAGCGGCGCGGAATAGCAGAAGGTGTGGACGTAGAGGAAGAGATTGCCAAAGCGGGCGAGAATATGGGGAGTATGTTCCTGAATGAGTAGAGGCGCTAACGCATACCTCATAGATGCAGCCACCCGTCACGCAGTATTCTTGCAGCGGTACGCGGGAGGGGAGCGTAAAAAGATTGAGGCGGTATTGCGCGAGATGGAAAAAGAGATCCGCGAGCGCATCACCCGTGGTGCGTTTGCAGACCTCACCCCGGCACAGATGCAACGTCAACTTGACGCCATCCGGCAAATAAGCCTTGAGCTCATGGGCGAGGCTATAACCAGTGTGCGCGGCGAGGTGCGAGGGCTTGCGGAGTATGAAGCGCAGTTTACCGCAAAGATGTTGGATAAGGTAACAAGCGTTGAGATTGACACCACCGTTGCCGCGGCACGACAGATAGCGAGTGCGGCATTAGCTAAACCCATCCTCGGAAGACCTTTCACGGAGATTACCCGCAACTATCGCACGGACTCAGTTGAACGAGTGTTGGCGGCTACCCGTCAAGGGTATTTTGCAGGTGATACTAACGATGTAATTGTTGAGCGCATACAGGGCGCAATCGAAACCTCCCGCAGATCAGCGGAGGCGATGACCCGCACAGCTAGCAACCACTACGCCAATACTGCCCGGCGCGAGTTTGGCAAGGAACACGGCGACATATTGCAGGGATTGCGGTACGTGGCAACGCTGGACAGTCGCACCACTACGCTATGTGGCTCAAGAGATGGCAACATCTACGAGATAGGCGAAGAGCCAGACCTGCCCGCGCATGTGAATTGTCGCAGCACCTATGCTTACGAAGTCAGGGACGAATATCAGCTACCAGGCTTTGAAGGCGAGCGACCAGCAAAGGGGGACGAAGGTACAACGCAGGTCGGGGCAAAGACCACTTACCCCGCATGGCTAAAGAGACAGAGCGCAGACTTTCAGGAGCAGGCGCTAGGCAAGACGCGTGCGGAGTTGTTCAGGAGTGGGAAGTTGTCGCTCGATAAGTTTGTTGACCCTACGGGGGATCTTTACACGTTGGAAGAGTTGAAAAACATGGAGGGAATAACTTTAGAATAGGGGGTATTTATGAAAAATATAGATACTTTTACATTCGACAGTTTGATGACAGTAGACGTAACGCGAAGATATTTAATATCAGATATGTGTATTGAGGGAGAATCTATCAACGGGGAATAACCCTTGACAATTCATAAAAATCAGTTACATAATTGAGTAAGCACAATTTTACACAGTGAGTAACGGGGTTACTCAAACCACCGTCAGGGACGGGGAAAGGTACGACCATGAAGTTTAAGATTACAGCGGAAGAGTTTGAAGCACTGGAAGAAAACCTGCAAGCCCTCTATGAAAAGCAGGGGGAAGGCTATCAACTCAAGGTTGAGGGAATGCCACAGCAGGAAGACGTTAGCGGGCTGAAAGCAAAAATCAGTGAGCTGATGGGAGAAACCAAGTCCGAGCGCGAAAAGCGGCAAGCACTTGAACAGGAGCAACAGCGCATCGAGGAAGAACGCCAAAAAGAAAAAGGCGAGTTTAAGGAACTCTACGAAAAGACACAGGCGGAACTTGAGAAGGAACGGCGCGAGGCGGCGACGTTTAAGCAGACGATACAGGAAAAGGAGCGCGAGTCTCTTGCATCCAGTATCGCTGCAAAATTGACTACAGACGAAAAGCGAGCCAAGATTCTGAAACAGGAAGCAATGGCGGCTATCAAATACGATCCGGAGAAAGGCGCTTACATCGAAGTAGGCGGTGTTCCGGTCGACAAGGATAAGCTGGTGAGTCAGATGAGGGAAGAATATCCTTTCCTCGTTGATGCACCGGGCGCATCGGGTGGCGGAGCCGGGGGTTCTGGCACAGGTGGCGGGGCCACGAAGAAGTTTAACGAATACACGGGCGCTGAGTTGGTTGAGTTGAAGAGAAAAGACCCGGACACTTATCAGCGCCTACGAGACGAGTACTACACACAATAACAGGAGCTAAAAAATGGCAACTACTCAGCTTTCCGACATCATTGATGTCACAGTTTTTCGCGACCTTCCCCCGGTTAATGGCCCGGAGAAGACCGCATTTTTTCAATCAGGCATTGTAACTCGCACTCCCCTGCTCGACGAGGCAGCTAATGCGGCTGGTAAGCAGGTAGAACTCCCGTTCTGGAAGGATTTGGACGGCAGCACCGAGGTTAACTATTCCACCGACGACCCGACAGCCGTTGCAACCCCTCAGAACGTCACCCAAGGTGAGCAGATCGCGCGCAAGGCTTTCGTTAACCAGGGTTGGCAGGTTGCAGATCTCGCAAGCGAACTGGCGATGGGCGCTAAAGCGATGGAGCATGTACGCAATCGGACAGACATGTATTTCCAGCGCCAGTGGCAGCGCCGTCTGATTGCAGCCACCAACGGTGTGCTCGCAGACAACGTGGCAAACTACTCCGGCGATATGGTTGTTGACGTTGCAGCTGAGGCTATTGATTCACAGACAGTAGACACCCTTTTTAACCGCGACGCGTTCACCGAGGCGGTTTATACAGCGGGTGATGCTTCCGACCAGTTCAACACCATCGCCGTTCATTCTGCGATTATGCAGCAGATGGTGAAGAATGATGATATCGTGTATATTCCCGATTCAGAAGGACGCCTTACCATCCCCACTTACATGGGATTGCGCGTCGTAGTTGACGATGGTCTGACCGTTACAGCCGGGACTACAAACGGGTTTAAATACACCTCCGTTATTTTCGGCGCTGGCGCGTTCGGCTATGGCGTTGGCACTCCTGACGTCCCCGTGGAGATCGAGCGCGAAGCCGCGCAAGGACAGGGCGGCGGCATCGAAACCCTGTGGGTGCGTAACACATGGCTCCTGCATCCGTTCGGGTTCCAGCAGATTACCTCTACTCCCCCGGCTAACGGGTTCAGCTACACCCAGACCGAGCTGGCAACAGCGGGCTTGTGGGATCGCGTAGTTGACCGTAAGAACGTACCTTTAAGTTATCTCATTACTAACTAGACCAACATGGGCGGGGCTACGGCTCCGCCCTTTGCTTAATGCGGGGAGATTATGAAACTCAATAAAGACGGATTCAAGCCCGGTCAAATACTGACCGAGGCGGAATATCTCGAAGCAAAAAACAAGATGAGGAGTAAAAAAGATGACTCCCAAAGACCGCGAGGAAGAAAAAAGACAGTACGCAAAGACGACGAGCCGCGAGTGGCAAATACATCACCTTCAGATGCAGCGGAAGAAGCGGAAGAAAGCTGAGGCATAAATGGCTGACTACATCGACGCTACATATTTACAAGCCTACGCCCTTGAGCGCGGGCGCGACATCTCCGCAGAGACCGGACTAGATGAACTCATTGTGCAAGGGTGCGACTACGTAGACATGCAAAGCCCATTCAAGGGCGGGCGTGTGACGGTTGACCAGTTGCGCCAGTTCCCCCGCGCCGGATTGGTAGTTGACGGTTTTTCTTATGATACCGATGTTATCCCGGCGCAAGTTAAGGCGGCAGCAGCTGAGGCGGCATTGCTTGCCCTGGACGGCGAAGACCTCACAGAAGCGCAGACTGTAGGCGTAACGCGCGAAAAAGTGGACGTTATCGAAACTGAGTACAGCGAGAATCAGCGCAAAGCAGGGCAGACGGTATTCCCGCGCATCCATTCGCTTTTGCTACCCTTCAAGCGTAGCGGGTTAAGGATAGCGCGATGAATTACGCTCGATACGTCAAGACCGCCAAAAAGCTGATTCAGAAGTATGGCATCCCTGTCAAGTTTGAAATACCCGGCGAGGATACAACCGACCCCATCACTGGCGAATTTACAGAAGGAACTCCGACATATCTTGAACCGTTTGGTGTGCTGACGAAATACTCTAAAAGTTCCATTGACGGCACGATAATCCAGCAGGGGGACCAGCTTTTACTTGTCGAGCCTAGCGTGACGATTCCGCGAACGGTGCAAGAGGTGGAAGTTGATAACGAGGTGTGGCAGGTTGTGAATGTTGAAACTATAAAGCCCGGCGCAACGGCGATATTATATAAGGTGCAGGTCAGG